GGTCCGGACCGAGTACGACATTTGACTAGCGTGACATGCTCTGAGGGTGGCGTTTCCCTGCCATGATCTGGACCGCGGCCGAGGTATGTGAAATCTTCGGCATCAATCGTCGCACGCTGACGAACTGGTTGAACGAGGACCCGCCGATTCCGTCGACCCTTCGCGGTCGCGCGCGGGAATTTGACCCGCCGACCGTAATTCCCTGGCACGGCGAGCGCGCCGTGCGTCTGGCTCGTGCGAGCATCGAGCGTGAGCTCCGCGAGGCGTCGACATCCACGCGCGCTGAGCTACAACGCCGGCGAGAGGAGGCGGAGACGAAACTCGCTGAGATGGACGTCGCCGAGCGTGAGGGCGAACTCGTGGAAGTAGCGCACGTCGACGTCGTCGTTGGTGAGCTGTGCGATCGGTTCCGCGCTGCGCTCGTGAATATGCCCGGCAACTATTCGATCCGGCTCGAGGCGCTCGGCATCGACGCCGCCAAAGCCGAAGCCGAGCTGACAGCGATCGCGGACGATCTGACCCTCTTGCTCCGCGCCGGCGCTGACGAGCTCGAGGCGCTGCCCGATGACACCGCGGCGATCGCCGATCAATAGTTCCGCGTCGCTCCGGCGCGCGCGGCGCGTTGCGGCGGCGACGGCCCGCGCGCGACTCGTGCCGGCGCCTCGGCTGTCCGGATCCGTCTGGGCCGATCGATATCGCATGCTCTCGCCCGAGAGCTCCGCCGAGCCCGGCCAGTGGCGCACGGAGCGCGTGCCGTATCTCCGCGAGATCCTCGACGCCGCGTGCGATCGCACGACGCAGGATCTCACGATCGTGAAGTGCGCGCAATCGGCCGGCTCTGAAGTACTCCTCAACGCCGCCGGCTTCTTCATGGACCAGGAGCCGAGTCCGATCCTGATCATTCAGCCGAACGTCAAGCCGATGGGCGAGGCGTTCTCGAAAGACCGTATCGCGCCGATGATCCGCGATTGCGAGCGCCTGCGCGGCAAAGTGAAGGATCCGCGATCGCGCGACTCCGGCAACACTGTGTTTCACAAGACGTTCCCGGGCGGCCAGATCACGATCGCCGGCGCGAACTCGCCGGCGGGTCTCGCCTCGAGGCCGATCCGCGTCGTGCTCGCCGACGAGATCGATCGCTGGGAGAAATCGGCCGGTACAGAGGGCGACCCACTGTCGCTCGCGAAGAAGCGCCAGGTGACCTTTCGCCATCGGAAGAAAGCGGTGAAGGTGTCGTCGCCCGGCAATGAGGGCGAGAGTCGCATCGCCGGCGAGTGGAAGCTTTCCGATCAGCGGCACTTTTACGTGCCCTGTCCACACTGCGGCCACAAGCAACCACTCGAGTGGCGCGACACCGGCGGCCAGCCGGGCATCGCCCCAGGGACCGGGATCTATCGCCTCGTGTGGGAGAAGGAAGGCGAGGGCGATGCCGTCGTTCACCGACCAGAGACCGCGCAGTATCTCTGTCGGGATTGCGGATGCCTCATCGCCGAGAGTTATAAAGCGTGGATGGTGTCCAAGGGCGAATGGGTGAAGCACAATCCGTCGAGTTCACTCGCGGGCTGGCACATCCCCGGTCTCTTGTCGCCGTGGGTGCGGTGGGGCGAGATCGCCGCGGAGTTCCTCGCGAAGAAGGATGACGAGCAGCAGCTGAAGACGTTTTTCAACACGACGCTCGGACTGCTGTGGGTCGGTATCGGTGATCGTGTCGATCCGAGCAAGCTGGCCTCCCGGCGTGAGGCATATGCGGCCGAAGTCCCGGCCGCGGTCGGTGCACTGACCGCCTTCATCGACGTACACGGGGACCGCATCGAAGTCGATGTCCGCGGCTGGGCCGCGAAGGAGGAGTCCTATCACATTCGACTCGAGCGACTGATCGGCGATCCGGAGTTTGACGACGTGTGGAACCGCGCGCGCGCCATGCTCGATCGAGAATGGCAGCACGAATCCGGCGTCTCGATACGCATTGCCGTCTGCCTCGTCGACTCGGGCTTCAAGAAGGATCCAGTGTTTCGGTTTGTGAAGTCGATGCCCGGCGGCCGCGTCCACGCCTCGAAGGGTGCCGACAATGCGAAAGTGCCGTTGTCGCGCGCGAGTAAGGCGAATCGCGACGGCGTCCGCGTATTCACGATCAACCCGACGACGTTCAAGGACGTGCTGTTCTCGCGGCTGAAAAAGACGGCGCCCGGGCCGGGCTACATGCATTTTGGCCTCGAGGCGCAGACCGGCGCCGACGATGCGTACTTCCTGCAGTACGCCGCCGAACAGCGACTCGTCGAATTCGTGAACAATCGTCCGGTGGTCAAATACATCAACCCGGCGCAGAAGCGAAACGAGGCGATCGATCACTATGTTGGCAATCTCGCCGGCCTTCGGTCGCGGGGCGCGACGTTCGCCTCGCGGCTCGGCGAGCTAGCGAAGGAGCTCGCGGACGAGGGCAAGCAGCTGAAAGCGAAAGCGGAGGCGCCACCGCCGGATCCGGAGGCGCCGACACCGGTCGAGCCGAATGAGCCGGAGCGGACCGGCCTCCGGGAGCATGGCCGCTCGGGATGGTGGGGCCGTCTCCGTTGAAGTTGGCGCGATCTCGTGGCTATTGCTGTCGGAATGTCCGCTATGTTATTGTGATCGAGACATAGATCGGCCGGATCCTTCGGCCAGCGGGAAGTCGCCCGCGCACCAGCACATCGCTGGTAGCGCGGGCTTTTCGTTTTTCCGGGAGTTCGGTGAGCGCTCCGATTCCGTCGTGCGAACCTGTGCAGCTCGTCGCGGGCGATTCCGCCGTCTGGACTCGCACGCTCTCGAGCTATTCGCCGGCCGACGGGTGGGTGCTGCATTACCGGATCATCGGGCCGTACGAGCTCGCGAGCGATCCGACCGTCACGGTCGTGAATGGCACGTGGCAAGCGACGCTCGCGGCGTCCGCGACGGCGGCGGCGGGATTCATCGCCGGCACGTATCGCCTCATGGGCTGGGTCGACGGCGTGAATGCCGAGCGGTACACGATCTACGACGGTGCGATCGAGATCTTGCCGAACCTCGCGGTCGTCACGTGGGACGACACACGCGGCCACGTCGATCGGATCATCGACGCATGCGAAGCGGCGCTCGAGGGGCGACTCTCGTCCGACGTCGCGCGCTATGGTCGCGAAGGCGTCTTCGTCGACAAGCTCGATCTCGCCGAGATCAAACGCACGCTCGCCACCTACAAAGCGAAGAAATGGCGCGCCGACAACCCGGGCGTGTCGTTCCCGCATCACGTCGTCGCCTTCGGCCAGCCGGCCTCACGGCCGAGTGACGCCGAGGCGCTCGCGTTTCCGGGGTATCCGGCGTGACGATCCGCGGATCCCTCGCCAACGCGCTGCGCCGTGTCGCGCACGGGCTCTCGCCGGCGCCGGCGCGGCGGAGCTCGACGGGCGTCTGGCAGGGCGCGTCGTACGATCGCCTCTACCAGGACTGGGACACCTGGACGGTCTCGCCGGAGTTCGAAACGCGCTACGGATTCCGGACGATGCGCGCGCGCGCGCGGTATTTCGCGCGGAACAATCCGTGGATCGTCGGCTTCCTCGACGAGCTCGCGAACAACGTCGTCGGCGCGAACGGCATTCGCCTGCACGCGCAGATCAAGAACGCGCTCGGCCAGCCGGCGAAAACGACGAACGCGGCGATTGAAGAAGCGTGGGATGCGTGGGGCGTGCCCGAGTACGCGAGCGCCGACGGCCAGGACAGCTGGATCGAGCTGCAGCGGCAGAAGATCATCACGATTGCCGTCGACGGCGAAGTCTTCGTGCGGCGCCTCCGCGGCGTCGACAATCCGTACGGCTACGCGCAGCAGATCCTCGATGCCGATCTCGTCGACGAGACGTACAACGTCCCGTCGCTGCCGAACGGCAATCGCATCGTCATGGGCCTCGAGAAGGATCGGCGGAATCGCACCGTCGCGGTACACGCGTGGAATCGTTACGCCGAGGACATGAACAGTACGGTCGAGCGCACGCGGGAACGCATCGCGGCCGAGGACATTCAGCATCTCTTCGTGCGGTGGCACCGGGCGAACATCCCGCGCGGCGTGACCTGGCTCGCGCCGGTGCTCGCGTCGCTGCGCCACGAGCAAGAGTACGAGCTGAGCCACCTCGTCGCCGCGCGCGCCGGCGCGTCGAAGATGGCGGTGATTCTCAACAAGAATCCGAACGCGATCGAAGCGTGGGAGCCGCCGAAGAAGGGCGAGCAGCCGAAGACGTTCGCGATGGAGCCCGGCATCATGCCGGAGCTCCTGCCGGGCCAGGAGATCGAGTCGATCGACCCGACGTTTCCGAGCGTCGGTTATGAGCAATTCGTGATGGCCGTGCACCGGGCGACGGCGCGCGGACTGCGCACGTCGTACATGACCCTCACCGGCGATCTCCGCCAGGCGAACTACGCCTCGCAGCGCGCGGGCACGATCCCCGAACGCGATCGCTGGCGCGGTTTGCAGGGCTGGCTCGCGATGCACGACAACCGCGTCACCTATCGCGACTGGGTCGATCAGGCGACGCTGCGCGGGGCGATCGGCGTCGACGGCCGGCTCGGCGCCGACTTCTATGCCGTGACGTGGCACGGCCGCGGCTGGAAATGGACGGAGCCATACAACGATCTCCGCGCGGCGAAGATGGAGATCGATCTCGGCCTGAACAGCCGCACCCGGCTCGCCGGCGAACGCGGGTACGACTACGAGGACATCGTCGACGAGCTCGCGCTCGAGCAGCAGTACGCCGAGGCGAACGACGTCGATACGAGCGGCAATCAGATGAGCGGCACGACGCCGACGACGGTCAGCCCCGAAGGCGAGACCGACGAGACGAACCAGGGCGACGGCGACGGCACGGGCAAGTCGTCCGGATCCGGCGCCCGCCACCTGGCGGCCCTATGAGGATGCGATGACCACGCCGACGATCACGCGCTTCAAGCTCCCCGCGGTCCGTCGCGCGATCGCCGCCACGCCGTGGGCGATCGAGCCGCGCGCCGGCCAGCAGCTGCTTGCGTATGTCGAGCTCCGCGCCGCCGGCCAACTGTCGGCCGAGGAGATCGCGGCGGTCGAGCGCACGCCGAAGGCCGCGGAGCGGCGCCCGGTGACGAAGAACGGCGGCGCGATCGCCGTGCTCCCGATGTATGGCGTCATCGCGCAGCGCATGGATCTCATGATGGCGCTCTGCGGCGGCACGTCGGCCGAACGCTTCGCCGACGATTTCGACGCGGCGATGAACGATCCGAATGTGTCGGCGATCGTCATCGACTGCGACTCGCCGGGCGGCAACGTCACCGGCACGCCGGAGCTCGCGAAGCGGATTTTCGGCGCGCGCGGGAAAGGCAAGCAGCTCATCGCCGTCTCGAACGGGCAGATGTGCTCCGCCGCGTATTGGATCTGCTCGGCCTGCGACGAGATCGTCTGCACGCCGTCGGGCGAAGCCGGATCGATCGGCGTCTTTTGCGTCCATCTCGACGAGTCGGGCTACGACGAGCAGCTCGGGCTCAAGTACACGATCATCAAGTACGGCGAGCACAAGGCCGAGGGCAATCCGTGGGAGCCGCTCTCCGCGGATGCCGAGTCGTTCATTCAGGGCCAGGTCGACGAAATGGGCCAGATGTTCGTCGCGGCCGTCTCGAAGCATCGCGGCGTCTCAGTCGCCGCGGTGAAGAGCGATTTCGGCCAGGGCCGCTCCCTCACCGCCAAGCAGGCGCTCGCCGCGGGCATGATCGACAAAATCGCGACGCTCGAGGAAACGCTCAATCGGCTCGGCGCCAAGGACGTCGGCATGAGCGGCCGCCCACGGCGCGCACTCGGACAATCTGCGGCCACCTTCGACGGCAACAGCGAGCTGCCCGTGCCTCCGGTGGTCCTCGAGACCGGCGCCGCGCGCCGCGCGGACGATCCATCGCCAGAGCCCGAGCCCGATGACGACGAGGATGATCTCTGTCCCGAGTGCAACGCGCCGATGAACGACGACGGGACCTGTACCGCGTGTAGCTACCGCACCGACGAGGCGGCCGGGCGGAGCGCGCGAGCGTCGCCGAATGCCTCTTCACCCGCCGACGACACGTCGGCGTCAACCGTTGCTCCAGCTGCTCCAACGCTCTCCCTCATCACCTCGAACAAGGACGTCCACATGACCGCAGAAGAGATCCTCGCCGCGGAGCGCAAGCGAGCCAGCCGGATCCGCGCCATCGGCAAGACGCATCAGATTCCCGACGACGCCATCGAAGCGATGGTGAACGAAGGCCTCACCGAAGATCAGACCGCGACGCGCGTGCTCGAGCACGTGCACGCGAAGGCCAAGGCCGCGCCGTCGATCGTCGTCGGTGCGGACCGCGAGGCCGAGAGGCCCTTCGCGAATCTCGGTGATCAGCTGCAATCGATCGTGGCGGCGAGGCGGTTCGGCCGCGCCGATGCGCGTCTGGTGCGCGTCAATCATAACGCGATGCAGATCGATCGCGCGGGCGCGCTCGACATGATGGCTGGCTCTCCCAGTGGAATGAACGAGTCGGTTGGCTCGGAGGGCGGCTTCTTCATCGCGCCGGAGGTTCTGCCTGGCGTGATCGAGCCGGTCTACACCACGGATCCATTTCTGTCGCGGACCACGCGCATCCCGATCGGCTCGACGAGCAACCGCACCGTGTACAACGTGGTCGACGAGAGCTCGCGCGTCGACGGATCGCGCTGGGGCGGCATCCAGATGTTCTATGCCGACGAAGCCGACACGGTCGCCGCGAAGAAGTACAAGCTGCGCCAGGTCGAGCAGCTGCTCAAGAAGATCATGGGCCTCGGCTATCTGACCGATGAGCAGATGCAGGACTCGCCGGCGGCGGCGGCGTTGCTCCAGACGGCGTTCACGACTGAACTGCAGTTCATGCTCTCCAGCGAAGCGTTCCGCGGCGTCGGCGGATCCCACATTCTCGGCTTCCTCAAGGGCAAGGGCGGTGTCGTTCAGGCGATCGAGGCGACACAGACCATCGCGAACAGCGCGCAGTTCATCGCCGCCAACGTGACGAAGATGAAGGCCAATATCCCGGCCTCGCTCTGGAAGGACATCATCTGGTTGTACAACCAGGAGCTCCTGTCGACGCTCATGCTCGCCACGGTCGGGACGGGGAGCTCGACGATTCCGGTGTTCGTCGCCGCTGGCAACCTGGGAGATCAGGCGGGCGTCGATCGGATCCTCGGTGCGCCGGCGTTCGCGTCGGAGCTGTGCGAGGCACCGGGCACGCCCGGCGACATCATCGCGATCGCGCCGTCGCAGTACCACTTCGGCGAGAAAGGCGGCGCACAGGTGGCGACGAGCCTCCATGTCCGCTTTCTCAACGACGAGACGACGATCCGGATTACCTATCGCGCAGATGGCAAGCCGGTGTGGAACACCACGGTCACGCCGTACAAGGGATCGACCGCGCGCGGCTTCTTCTCGACGCTCAACACTCGCACCTGATCGATCTCGCCCGCTCGATGCTTCGCGCTCGAGCGGGCGCGCAGTCCATTCCGCCCGCTCGTCTTCCGACTCCCGCTTGAGGATTTCATCACATGCACAACTTCACGCTGCCCGAGAACGCGAAGGTGTTCGGCGGCCTCAAGCCGGCGACGGACGCCGCCGGCCGCACTGGCCGGTATTTCAACATGGCCTTCGCCCACAAGGCCTATCTCGTGTTCGAGATCGATCAGGGCAACGCCGCGACGATTGCGCTCGATCTGCTCCAGGCGCAGAACGCCGCCGGCCTCAACGCCAAGGTCCTGACCGGCGTCCGCCGGATCTGGACCAATCTCGACGAAGCGACGAACGACACGTACACGCGCCAGACCGACGCGCTGTCGTTCACGACCGACGCCGCGGTGAAGGAAAAGCTCGTGATCATCGAGGTCGGCCCGTCCGATCTCGATCTCGCGAACGGCTTCACGTACATCGCGCCGCGCACCGGTGCGTCGAACGCGGCCAACTTCACGTCGTGCGTCGTGTACCTCGTGCCGATGTACGCCGGCGCGGCACAGCCGAGCTACACGGCGTAAGAGGATCTCGCCGTGTCGATGTTTGACGACGACCTCGCGACGATGTACGCCGATCCGGTGCTCTCGGACTCGGCGCGCATCGGCGCGGTGTCGACGTCGGGCTTCTTCGATGCCGAGGACGTGCTCGAGCCGGATCCCGCCGGCGGCTTCACGCCGATCAATCGGCGCACGTTCACGTTCGAGCTCGGCTCGGTGAAGGGGCGGGCGTTCGATGCCGTCGCGGTCTTCGATGCGGACATCGTGATTAAAGGTACGACGTACCGCGTGCGCGACAGCCGGCACGTCGGCGAGCATCAGAAAAAGGTGATCCTCGCATGAGGGCCCGATGATCTTGGAAGTCGCGCGCTCGCTCACCGAATGGTTCAACGATCCCTTGCATGGGATCGCGGCGTGTCTCGCGATCGTGCCGCGCGAACCGGGCGATGCGCTGCCCGTCATCGGGACGATCGCGGAGCAGACCGCCGACAACGCCGTCGCGCAGCTGCGCTTTCCGTCGATCCCGGGGATCGCCGTCAACGTGCGGCAGATCGCACCGCTCGACGGCGCGAACAACACCGTGACGGGTGACGGCACGGCCGACATCCTCGTGCGGATCGCGCGATCCGATCAGGACACGGCCGTCGCCGCCGCGGAGACGAGCTACATCCTCCGCGCGGTGCTCATGTCGTGGCGGCGGTTCAATCTCAATCCGCCGACCCGAAACAATCTGCAGATCTATCACTGCGACCAGCTCCTGGCCGCACCCGACTTCACGCCGATCGAGGGCGCGATCGTGACCGGTGCGATCACCGGCATGCTCGAGTTCCGCGACCTGCTCTCCTGACACTCGAGGAACCTGGAATGACCGAATACATCCTGATCAACGGCGAGCGGGTCCTCGTGCCGGCCGAGGCGGTCGCCGAGAGCCGCGCGGCCGTGCAGGCCTGGCACGCCGCGGAGCTCACTCGGCGAACGATTCCGCATGCGGTCTTCGCCAGTGGCGACGCCATCGAGCTCGCGGATCTCGTCCCGGCCGAGGATGGCACGGCGCGCACGCCCGACAGCATCGCCGCGGCCCGCAAGACGACCGTCGCGTCGATCGTGACGCAGTTCCCGGCAGCTGCGCCGGATCCGGACGTCGCGACCGCCGCGGCGCCGGTCACCGACGGACCTCAGGAGTAATCGGCCATGACGGCACTCGCGAAGGTCATTCACATCATGGGGCTGCTCGGCAAGCCCGAGGCGAGCTACGGCGCCGGGGCCACGCTCGCCGGCGCGACGGACGGCATCCAGATGCAGTATCCCAGCCGGTACCAGGGCGCGCCGATCGAGTTCGACTACGCCAACGACGGCGACCTCGGCCCCTCGGTAAGCGCGTTGGGCCAGATCGCCAACGTCGCACCCTCGGGATTCTTCTTCAAAGGCTCGATCCCGTTCTATCAGCGCACGGCGGGGATCGCGTATTCGGCCAGCGTGTTCCCGTCGCTGCACAACATCTTCAAGGCCTGCGGGCTCGATGCCACGGTCGTGACGACGCCGGGCACCGAGAAGTGGACCTATGCGCCGACGGTGGCGGGACTCACCTACACGTCGCTGGGCGCCGAACTCTATGCGCGCGGCGAGAAATACGTCGGCGCCGGCGTGCTCGGGAATCTCAAGTTCGACGCGCCGACGACCAAGCCGCCCATCTGGACGATGGATGCGATGGGCATCGCGACGCTGCCGACGGATGCCGCCGTGCCGGCGATCACGTATCCCCTGCAGACGATCCTGCCGCTCCTCTCCGGCACGATCGCGCTCACGATCGGCGGGCTCTCCGCGAACGCGGAGATCATCTCGCACTCGTTCGACATGGGCCGCGAGCTCTTCCCTCGAGTGAACCAGAGCGGCAACGGCACGCACCGCGGGTTCGTGCCGGGCGATCGGAAACCGACGGTGAAGGTGGTCCTCGAGGCGACCGCGCTCGTCGTCGGCGCGCCGTACACGAGCTCCACGGCGTTCGATCCGTACCGGCTCTACGACAGCGGCCAGATCTTCTCGATGATCATCCAGAAGGGCACGACGCAATACTTCCGCGAGAAGCTCAATTTCCCGCAGGCGCAGGTCGTCGGCTACAAGCTCGTGAACAACAACGCGATTCCGCAGTGCGAGCTGACGATCCAGCCGGCGAATTCGACCGCCAGCTCGAACGACGACTTCAACTTCGTCTACGACTGAGGCCGCGCATGTTCGACGTTGATGCGTATCGCGCCGCGCACCGCCCCTGGGAATTCCGCCACCAGGGGCGGACGTTCATCGCGCGGCATGTGAGCGCGCCGGACTGCCAGCGCTTCGATGGGTGGATGGCGACCGCGACGCGGGAGCGGCAACGCCAGACGGCGATCCGCTGGATCCTCCGCCGCGCGTTTCCGTGGCGGCCGTCGTATCTCCTGCGCGGCGATCCGGTGCGGATCCTTCTCGCGCTCGAGCCAGCCGAGCGCATGACAGCGCTGCGCGATTTTTTCGGACGCCTGCGGGGCGAGAGCCCGGTTCCCCCGCAGAGCCCGAGGATGAATGGGATGCGCTCGCCCGGGCGAACTCCATCCCGGACGATGTAGCCGGCGATGGGCCGCGCCTCTCGCTCGACGTCGCGCTGGCGCATTGCGAGGACCGTCTCGGCGCCGCGTGGGTGTGCGCGCCCGAGCGGTGGGGCCGCGGGCCGGACGGCACGCTCGACGGGTGCGTGCCGGTGCGGATCGTGTGGGCGCGGTTCCACTCGCTGACGATGCACCGGGCGATCGATGTGACCGACACCGTACGTGGGATCGGGTTGGCGCTGGGCAGCGGTGCTGACAGCGACCGGGCGCGGCGCGAGGTGTTCGAGCAGGCCTTTCCGGATCCGGAGGACTAGCGCATGGCTAACGACCAGTCAGTCTCGTTTACCGTCCGCGTCAAAGACGCCGCCTCGGCCGCGCTGAAGGAGATCGAAAAGGCCGCCGATCACGTCACCGAGAAGCTCTTCAGCTTCAAGGACATTCTGAAGGATCTCACCGCGGCCGCGGCAGCGTTCAGCCTTGCCGAGATCGTGAAAGACATGGTCGAGCTCGGGGTTTCGGCCGACAAGACCTTTCGCACGATTGCCGCGAATCTTCCGACCTTCACCGAGGGCATCGCCCGGCTGAAGGAAGAGATCGAATCGCTCGCCGACGCCTCCGGCCGTTCGATCGAAGAGCTCGAGCAGACCGCGGCAACGATCTCAAAGCTCGGCGTCTCGAGCGCCGAGGAGCTCCAGCAGCAACTCGCTGCGGCGACTAAACTCGCCGACGCGACGGGATCCAGCGTCGAAGAAACTGCGCAGCTGCTCATTCAGTTGCGCCGGGAGTTTCATCTCACCGGCGAAGAGGCGCTCGAGACGGCCGCGAAGCTCGCCTCGGCGACGCAAGGCAAGGTCTCGGTGACCGAGCTGTTCTCGGCGTTCCAGGCCTCGGCGCCAATCTTCCAAAAATTCGGCATCGACGTCGATACGGCGACCAAGGCGATCGTTGCGCTGATCCAGAAAGGCGACGGCTTGCGCCAGGTGCGATCAGAGATCGGGCAGCTCGATAAAGCCGGAATCGAGGAATACGCGTCGCAAGCGAAGATCGCCGGCGACGCGATGGAGCAGCTCAGCAAGCGCGCGGCGCTGAACGAAGCCTCGACGGCCGCGACGCTCGAGCGGCTCAAAAACTCGTGGAAGGAATCGCTCGAGGGCATCTATGGCCACATTCAGACCTTCGTCGCCGGCGCATACACGCTGTTCGAGAAAATGGGCGGCGTCTCTGGACAGTTGGAACGGATGGGATTCCTCGGCACGGCCGCCGCATACCGCGCCCTGACGTTCAAATCGACGCCGGTTCTCTCGAGCACATTCACGAACGTTGGTACGGCGAATCCGGCGGCGCCGCACGTCATGACGGCCGAGGAAAAGAAACAGGCCGAAGAGGCGGCGCTAGCCCAGAAAAAGCTCGCGCTGCAACTCGACGAGACCGCGACAAAGGAAAAGCTCGCAGCAGACAACGCGCGCGTGCTCGCGAAGGCGCAAGGCGAGGATCTCGTCATTGCAGTTGAATCCGCCCTGGCCGCTGCAACGGGACACGCCGCCCAGGCCGCGGCCGCGGCGATCGACGAGCGCGCGCTTAAACTCAAGAACGAGATCGCGCTCAACAACGAATTGAGCATCGCGCAGAAAGAGCGACTCCTGAACGAGGTCGAGCTCACGCGGCTGATCGATCAGGCGAAGAATGCCGCGCAGCCCGCGCTGCAGAAGGCCGCCGGCGCGATCGCCGGTGTCGGCGCACCCGGAACGACGCCGCAAGACTCCGTCACGGCGATCAACGCGGCGGCACAGGAGCTGATCGCATCCGACGTCGAGATCCTCAAAGTCAACAACGCCGACGCGGACATCAAGAAAGCCCTGCTCGATCTCGATAAGAAGCGCGCGGAGATCCTGAAGGGCATGGTCACCGTTCAGAAGGACGGGAACGTCGATCTCAAGCGGTCGATGCAGGACACCGTCGAGCAGGCGCGCGCGATTCGCGACGCCGCGGACGGCGCGCTGCAGCTCGCCGGCGCCTTCGGTCTCGTCGATCAGAAAACGACGAACACGCTTCGCTCCGTCGTCGAGATCGCGACGCAGATTCCCGTCGTCGCTTCGCAACTCGCGGGCCTCGGCAAGAGCGATGCGCAGGGCAATCCGCTCGCGACGATCGGGAGTGTGGTCGGCTCGATACTTCCGATCGCCGGCGGTCTCGCGACGATCGCGTCCTCTGTGCTCGGCGGCAAGGATCAAGCGGAGCTCGAGCATCAGAAAGTCATCGAGGACAATTCCGCCGCGCTCCGGCATCTCTCAGAGACGATCAAGGGCGTCGTCGTCCCGCCTGGCGCGTATTCGGCCGCCGGGCAGGCGATTGACACGTTGATCAAGCACGGCAGCACGGCAGGCTCACAGTACGCGTTCGGGGGCATTGGCGTGAAGGCCGATCTCTCCGGCCTGACGCCGCTTCAGATCGACGAACTGAACGCGGCAGCGAAGGCGCTCGGCATCACGCTCGACGGGACTGAGGCGACGTTCCTGCAGCTGAAGGCCGCGATCGACAAGGCAGAGCCGGGGCTTGAGAAGGCGTACCTCGAACAGCAGAAGCAAGAACAAGAGGATTTGCATGTTCGACTCCTCCGCGCGCAGGGGCTGAACGCCGAGGCGGACGCCGAAGAGTTCGCCGAGAAGCAGACGCGCGAGATGGACGCGGCGATCGCAGCGCACGCCGACCAGGCGACGATCGACGCGCTCGCGACCACACAGGCCGCTGAAGCGACGGCGTTTCACGCGCAGCAGGCACAGAAAGCCGCCGAGGATCTGCTTAACGCCGCGACGACATTCGCCGACCAGTATGACCAGATCCATCACGTCACCGATCCAACGCAGCAATTCGCCGACAAAGCAAAAGCGTACGCCGGCGCCGGCGGCGCCCTCGGCGATCTCTTCAAGGGTTTCGATCTCGCGCATCTGTCGCCGGGCGACATTGCGAAACTCGATGCGAGCTTTCAGGATCTCTTCGACAAGATCAAGAACAGTCCGGACAGTGTCGACACGGCCGGGTTGTCGATCGACGATCTGATTCAGGCCCTGCTCGATCTCGACAAGTCCGCCCAGAACGCGTCATCGAGCGCGGAGAACGCGGCGCGGAGCTTCAGCGATCTCTCAAGCAGCATCTCCGACTACGAGGACGTGCACGACATCACCGATCCGTACCAGCAGGTCGGCGATCGGTCGAAGGCGTTCAAGATCGATCTCAGCCAGTACGATCTGAAGACCAAAGCGGGCCGCGACGGCGCCCTGTCCTACCTCGTCGGCCTCTGGGACTATCCGGGCCTCGATCCGAACATCAAGCTCGAGGTGAAGTCGCTCATCGACAGCATTCGGCATCTGCCGCCGCTCGACGGGAGCACGGACCTCGGCGCGCTCGGCGGCGCCGGATCCGGCGCCACGTCGGCGGTGGCCGCCGGCTATCAAAATCTCACCACGATCCAGGGCGATCGGCTGGCCGACCTCGAGCTGCGCCACCTGAATGTCTCGCTCGAGTCGCGCGACTACCTGAAGGAGATTCGCGATTCGCTGACGATTCGATTTCAACCGCCGGCGCTCACGACGGTGAACGCGCCATCGTCCGCCCCGCAGAGCAGCTCGGGGGGCGGAGGCGGCGGTGGGCCATCCGTTGTCGTCAACGTCGGCGGCGTGACGCTCAACGGAGCATCGGGGGATGCCTCGGCATTCGCCGGCCAAATCAGCGCCGAGCTCGCACGGCAGATCAGCATCGCGCTCGGACGCGGGCTCATTCAGCAGGCCATCAACCGCGGCACGATCGACGTGGCCTCGCCCTTTGTAGGCTCCCAATGAGCGAAGTCTGGATCAATGACGTCGATCTCGCCGACTACGGCTTTGTGATCGGCGCGAACCCGAATCACCAAGCGACGCCGTCATTTTCGGATCCGACGATGGCGCTGCTCGGCGTGCTCGGCCAAGCCTGGTCCGGAGAGCCGACGCAGGCGCAGAGCCGGCGCGTCACGATCTCCGGGCATGTGCTCGCCGGGTCGTCGGCCGCGAAGCTCGCGGCGATCGAAGCGATCAAGCAGCTGTGCGCCCAGGGCGCCGTCCGGATCCGGTTCGCCGATCGGCCAGACCGAGAGCTTCGCGACGGGCGCCTCACCGATTTCATCGCGCCGCCGCGCCGGGCGATCTTCTCGAGCCTGGACGCGGACATTTCGATCGCGTTCGACTGCGCGGATCCGCAGCTGTACGACGTGAACCCGCAGGGCATCCCGCTCTCGACGGCCCGTGCATCGCTCCCGATGGGGACGGGCGTCAGCTTCCCGCAGCTCGTGGTCTCCGGCGGCGGATCGACGCTCAACAACCCGACGTTCACCTACCGCAACGCCGCCGGCGATCCGATCGGGACGATGGGGTTCACCGTGAACCTCGGCGTGAACGACTACCTGGCGATTGACTGCGCGCGCCCGATGGTCACGCTGTCGACGGCCGGCGTCAAGACCGACGGCACGGCGCTCTGGACCTCCGGCGATTTTCTGGCGTTCCGCGGCGCCGACGGGTGGATCGAGCTCGGCCAGTTTCCGACGCTCGAGCTCTCCGGCGGCGTCGGGCTGGCGACCTTCGCGAAGGCCTGGCTATGACCGTGCTCATCCCGCGCGATCGCAAATACTCGCGCTATCTCTTCGATCTCGAGGCGCGCTGGTGTCTCGAGCGCAACAGCCTGAACGCCGTCACCGGCCAGGCGGCGACGTTCACGCGGACATCTCCGGCAAGCGCGATCGGGAGCAACGGGATCCTCCACGTCGCGGCGCATTCCGAGCCGCGGTTTCAATGGCTCGACCTCGATGGCGATTCCGTCCTCGAGACGCCGGGGTTTCTGCTCGAGGATACACGAACCAACGTCGTGCTCCACAAACGCGACCTCTCGAACGCGTCCTGGACGAAGAGCAACGTCACAGCAGTGCGCGATCAGATCGGCATCGATGGAGTGGCGAATAGCGCGAGCTCGATTGTCTCGACGCTCGCGAATGGCACGGTGCTGCAGGCGATCACGTTGGGCTCAAGCGCCCGGCTGCAATCAGCCTGGGTGAAGCGCATTAGCGGCGCCGGCAACCTGCAGATGACGACGGACAACGGCTCGACGTGGACGACGGTCCCCACAACGACGAGTTGGGCCCGCGCCACGATTCCGGCGCAGACGCTTGCCAATCCCACGGTCGGATTCCGGATCGTCACGAACGGCGACAAGTTCGCGATCGACTGGGTGCAGAACGAGAACGGCAAGCACGCCTCCTCGCCGATCGGGACGGCCGCGGACAACACGGCGACCGAGACGCGCGCGGCCGACGCGCTGTCCTTCCCCCTGAATGTGCCACCGCGCGCGCTGACCGTGCTGCATGACGCCGTGTGGTACGTGAACGCCGACGCGACGACGAATTTTCATTCGTTCTCGAACCTGATCAGCACGAATCCGTATCTCCTCGGCCGGCTCGACGGCTCGACGCTGCAGCCGCAGCTCCAGCATCACAACGGGACCGCGCTCGTCACCGCGCAGGCCGCGATCGCGCCGACGTTCGGCCAGCGCGTCGAGGGCCGCCACGTGCTGCAGGCTGACGGGTCCGTCCTGGTGGGGGCATCGATCAACGGCGGCGCCGAGACCGTGACCGGCGCGTCGGCGGCGAACGCGCTGGCGGCCGCCTGGCACGATACGACCCTCACGATCGGCTCGGGCAACGGGCAGCTCGGCTATTTCGCGCTCCGCACCATGCGCATCGCCGCTGGCGTGCAGACGCTCGCGTACATGCGCGAGGGCTGATCCGTGCCGGCCTTCAAGCGCGTCGAGTTCTGGACCAAGTTGCAGTGCCAGGGCGGCACGCGCTTCGGCGTGCTCTACGCGGATCGCGGCGACATCATCGCCGCCTCGGACATTCGCGCGATCGACGATCAGGAATCGCTCATCGTCGCCTTCACGCGCGTCGACAAGAGTGGCGCCACGCGTGGATTTCTCTCGTCGTTGGCCGCGCGGTCGATCGTCACCGTCGTCTGGGACGATGGATCGTTCGACGAGTGGCGCGTCTCGCTGATCGACGACTCCCGCGGGTTGAACGGGCCGATCACGGTGACCGCCAATGCGCTCCTGCTCGATCTCGCCGAAGGCGCGGACTCGTCGACCGGCAAGGGCCTCGTCTCCACGACGGCCCTCTGTCTCCGGACATTTGACTTCACGGCGACCTCGATCACGGCCACGCAGGCGTGGGATACGTACGTCATCCCGAATTGCCCGAGCTGGGTCTCGCGTGGGACGATCGATCCGACGGCGCTCATCGCCCAGCTCACCTGGTCCCGTCTGACGCCGCTCGCGCTGGCGCAGCAGATCCGCGATCAGCTCCGGAAGTCGAACATCTCGTGCGAGCTTCGATTGCGGCGCAACGGCACAACGGATTACAAGCTCGATCTGGTGACGCAGATTGGCTCGACGGCGACCGTGCCGCTCCTGCTGCCCCGGAGCAATCTGCAGTCGCTCAAGCGACGCATCGATGCGTCGCAGCAGTCGACGCGGCTCTTCGTGACGGGCGAGTCTGATCCATCGGGATCGCCGGGCATTCCGGGTCGCTCGCGCTGGGTCGTGACCAACGTCGACGGCGTGAACAAGAAGCTGACGCTCGCCGATCCATCGGGCGGTGCCGGACCGATCGGCATGACCGACCAGTGGAAACTGGCGTATGTGCTTCGGGTGAAGACGGGCCGCACGTTCCAGATCCAGGCGGCCGACGCCACCGCGCAAACCGTGACGCTCCTCGACGTCTCGACGTTCGCCACGAACGAGCTGATCGAATTTCGGTTGACCGAACCGGGCACGAATACCCGAACGATCACGAGCCCGAGCCCGCGTTTCGCGATCTCGAATGTCGCCACGAACGATCTCACGCTGTCCGGCAACCCCATCACCGTCAACGGGCAGCTCGTCGATTGGTACGCGAAGGTCTGGACGCTGTCGAGCGGCGGCACCGTCGTGGGCACGCCGCAACGCATCTCGATCACCACCGCGGCGACGGACGTGATCCGGGTCGCATCGGGCGCGGGATTCAACGCCACGATGTTTGTCGAGTTCGTGCAGCTCGATGGCGCGGGCGAGATCCCGAGCTACCTGGATGATGCGACCAAGGTCCAGGCGCCGCCGACCGGCTACGGGATGAAGGCGGGCGACCTGGGCGTCTCGCTCGTGGTCGGCGTGTCGCAATTCGTCCCGAATGGCTGGATGCGGAACTGGGCGAACCCCGCGGCGATGCCCGACGGGTGGTCGACGCTCAATTCGCCGACGACGTTCTCACAAAATACGAATCCGAGCTTCACGCGATATGGCGGCAACTCGCTGCTCATGGACTACAGTTCGGGCACCGGCAGCATCTTCGTCGTGACGCCGCGGTTCGATCTCGCGCATTGCGCGGGCAATACGCGGCTCTCGGTGCGCGCGCAGCTCTGGTTCACGCTCTTCAACGCCTCGCCCACGGATTTCAATTTCCAGATGGAGCTCTTCGCGCTCGACGCGAGCGGGGCGATCACCGGCGCGGCGCTCGGCTCGGACATCATCGAGCCAACGAACTCCGCGGGCGGGGCGACGAAGGTCGCCACGGGCGCCTGGGTTGAGATGGAGATCAAGGGCGTCGATCTCGGTCTCGACAAAGCGCCGTACGGGTTGGCGGTCGCGTTCACCACCACCTCGCAGCCCGCGGCGGGCCGATGTACCTGCTATCACGATACGGTCGAAGTCTACGGCTTCGTCGATAATCCGACGGACATCTTCGAGTTCGGCGATGCCGCGTCCCTCCACCAGGCCGGGAACCGGCATCTCGGCACGAATGCCGCCCCGCCGATCGCGTATGAGGTCTCGATCGCGGATCTGGAGCGACAGAACCCGACCGATTGGGCCCGCGCGGCGTTGACGCTTGGCGGAAACGTTCGCGTGGTCGATGCCGATCTTGGCGTCGATGCCTCGGTGCGGCTCCTCCGGCTCGAGCGCGATCTCCTACGGCCGGAGCAATCGACGCTCGGCCTCTCGACCCTGCCGGTGCTGCTCACGCAGATCCTGTAGACAGTGGCGCCGGAGCGCGAAGTGTTGTAGAAATACTAGCGAACGGGACATAGTCGGGATCGATCGATCCCAGAGGGAAGTCGCCCTCGCTGCTGGCAGCTCGCCGGCGGTGGGGGCGTTTCGTTTTTCCGGAGCATTGATGCCGATTCCCGCGGAGACGCCGACGCTGGCAAGTGCCCTGACCCTGCTTGCGGTTGTCGGGCAGGGCTGGCTTGCGCATCGCAAGGGTCGCGAGGGCAAGCGCGCGAACTCGCGGACAACCGAAGCCATCGATGAACTGGAGCTGGGCCTCCGCGAGCTCAGGGTCGCGATGATCGGGATCGACGGCGAGAACGGGATTCGCGGCGATGTGCGCGAACTCAAAGACGACGTGAAGGGCATCCTCGAGCGCGAGCGCGATCGCGCGGCGCATCAGTCCTATCCATCCCCGGGCCGAGAGATCCGCCGATGAGACGACTCGTCCTGCAGCGATTGCACCGGACCAGCTACGCCACGTACGGGCAGCTGCTCGACGAGGAAAATCGAATCCTCTGCGTGACGCTCGAGCTCCCGTGGTGGCAGAACGCGCGCGATGTCTCGTGCGTCCCGCCCGGCGAGTATCCCGCGCATCGCTCGATCCATCACAGTGCCGACGGCCGAACCTACGAAGCGTTCGCCCTCGTCGGTGTGCCGGACCGCGACGGGATCCAGATCCATGTCGCGAATCTGCCGAGTCAACTCAAGGGCTGCATCGCGACCGGGACGCATTTCGGGGAAATCGCGATCGCGAGCGGCGACAGCGGCTACGGCGTCGGCGAATCCGAGATCGCGTTCGTGCACCTCATGAACCTGTTGGCCGGTGAGCAGACCATGGTGCTCACTATCCTCGATCCGCCGCCGGGGGCGGCCTAGGAGCGTGCTGTGAATTGGAAAGCAATCGGCTCGCGTATGGTCGGCGCGCTCGGCGCTGGTGTTGCCACCGGTGCCGCGAGTCTCGCCGGCGGCGGCGATTGGAAGGCCGCGCTCGCGGCGGGCGCGTCGACCGCGCTGGGCTTCGTGATCTACGGCGGGACGCACGTGGCCACCGGCAGCCAGCCTCCGCAGTCCTAACCCATTTTCGAACACGAGAGGAATTCCTCATGGCGTCGCGTATCGGCCACCTCGGTCCCTCCGGCAGTGTCAGCCCGCTCGTCCTGCGGCGCGATCCCTATCGGGGCCGAGCGCCGCACCATCTCCTGAGCGTCTTGATCCATGCGCTGCCGCGGCCGGGTCTCTCGCGCGAGGTCAACCTCTGGCGCCTCCGGAATCTCCCGAACGTGTGGCGCGGGCTCTGGCGCATCTGGGCCTCCTCGCTCCTCACGATCCCGACACACTACGGCGCGGTCTTCATCCGCGTGCAGCGCAACGGGGTCTGGATGGAGCTCGGACTGGCCTCGCTTCGCGTCGTCACCGATGCCGGCGTGAATTATCTCGCCGCGTGCTTCGACAACACCAACGAACCCGAGCTGTTCAAGTTCCATGGATTCGGGACCGGTACGGGCGCCGAGGCGACGAGCGACACGGCGCTCGGGACTGAGCTCACGACGCAATACAACCCGGACAACACGCGCCCGACCGGCAGCCAGGCGCACGCGACGAACACGTACACCACGATCGCGACGCTCTCTCCGGATTCGGGCGGCACGATCGCGGTGACCGAGCATGGCGTCTTCACGCAGGCGGCGACCGCCGGCGGCACGCTGCTCGATCGCTCGAAGTTCGCCGCGGTCAATCTCAACGCCGGCGCGGACTCGCTGCAGATGACGTACACGCTGACGCTCACGTCGGGCGGCTGATCCATGGGCTACACCCTCGCGCAGCTCGCCGCCGAGATCACCAACGACCCGAAGGCGCTTGGCTATGCCGCGCCGGTCGCGGCCGGGAGTTTGTCCGGTCTCGCGGCCCTCATCAACGGCACGTATCCCGGCGTGGGCACCGTATGGCGGACCGACGTCGCGGCGGCCGAGCTCCTCGGCGGCATCGTCTGGGCCGAAGTCTCGGGATTCACCGCCGCGCAGTGGGAGGCCGTCGAGGTCATGCTCGTGCCGCTCACGGTCGATGCGTCCAACGCCAATGTGCGCGCGTTTTTCGCGGGCGTGTTCGCCGGCAAGACGGCGACGATCGCCAACCTGACGGCCATCGCGCAGCGGGCCAACCCGTCGCGCGCCGAAGAGCTGTGGGGCTACGGCACGGTGGTCTCGACGACGGACATCGCGCACGCGCTCGGGAGGACATAGCCCTTGGCCAACAAAATCTATGAGGCGCAGGAGAGCGCCGTCACCTGGAACTCCGCGGGCACGACGGAACTCCTCACGGCAACCTCGCTCGCCGCGGGCGCGGGGCGTCAGGGTGCGATCCATGATTTCGGATCGACATCGAAAGCGCGCCGCGGCACGCTCCGTGTGCGCATCGTCCCCGGCGCCACGCGCGTCGTCGGCGAATTGGTGCAGGTCTATCTCAAGACGTCCGACAACACCAATCCAGACAACGACGACGGCACCGGCGATATTGCGGTGAGCGCGCAAGATAAGCTCCGCAACCTCTGGCCGATCGGCGTGATCCAGATCGACGAGAACGCGGCGGTCCCCATGGTGGGCTCGTGGGATTTCGAGGTGAGTGCGCGCTACTGGGCGCCGGTCCTCTGGAATGGCACGAGCAATTCGCTCTCGGCGACGGCGACAGATTTCGTGATTACGTGGACGCCGTTCCCGGACGAGATTCAGTAAACGCTCATGGGCCTCGTGCGGCCGGTCGGCCCCAATCACAACCTCTCGCGCCTCCACACGAACGGCGGCACGCAGGGGCTCCGCATCCCATTCGCCACGACGCTCTATCCGGATCTCTCGGCGATGAGCGTCGCGTGCTGGTATTATCCCACCGCGACGGTGTCCACGGTGCGGACGATCGTGGACGCGAGCGACAACGTCTTCACCGGCGGCTGGAAATTGCAGATCGCGACCGGCACGCCGCAGCGCTGGCGGTTCGTCGGCGGCAGCGCGACGAGCGGATCGAAGCGCAATGAATCCAATGCGTCGCCGGTCCTGAATACCTGGCAACATGTGATCGCGCGCGAATCGAATCACGCCTCAGTGAATAGTTCGTCGATGGACTTTATGTTCAACGGCATGGCCGACGCGGGCAATGTTGGATTCTCGGCCAACGGAAATAACCCGGCCGCGACCGGCACACCGACCCGGCTCGCGATCGGCAACATCGGCTCCGCCAGTTTCAACGCCGGGGCGCCGGGCGCGATCGCGCATCTCGCCATCTGGTCATACAAGATCCCTGACAGCATCGGCCTCGCGCTCTTTCTCGGGGCGTCGCCGCTCGATTTCCCGTACGGGCTTGTCGCGTACTACGCGCTCGACGGGCAGGAGGGATTCGGGTACGAGCCCGATCGGTCGGGCTATGGCCAGCCGGCGTTCGCCGGTCTCGCGAGCGCGACGCCGCTCTGGTTTAGCGGGCCGCCGCGGATCGGGCGCCGTCCGCTCCGACGCATCGCCTACAAACCCCCGGCCGGTGGCACGACGTTTACCGCCACCGCTGGCGGCTCGATCGGCCCGGCCGGCACGATCACGCGGCTCGCCGCGCTCGTGAAGACCGGCGGAGCCGCTCCCGCTGGCACCGTCAGTCGCGCCGCGCTCCTGGGGCGCGGTGGGTCGGTCGCGCCATCGGCCTCGATCACGCGCGCGCCCGCGAAGCTGGCGGCCGGTGTCACGGGGCCGAGCGGTGCGCCCGCGAAAGCGGCCGCCAAGCCGGCAGCCGGCACGATCGGCTCGAGCGGCGCGATCAGTCTCCTGAAGGTCATCCTGCGCGCCGTCGGCGGCACGATCGCATCGAGCGGCGCGGTCCTGCGCCAGACCGCGAAAGGCGTCGCCGGCACGCTCGCCGCCAGCGGCGCGGTGACGCGGCTCTCTCGCCGCGCGATCGGCGGCGTGATTGCGCCCACCGGCGCGCTCGCGAAATCCATCGGGCGCGTGATCGTCGGCGTGCTCGGGTCCGTCGGTCTCGCCTCGCTCGTGACGACTGTGCTCGGGCCGATCTGGGCCCGGGCGATCTTCGTGCCCGATGCGGTCGAGGCCACCTTTGCGGCCGATGCAATCGCGACGAGCGTCGCGCCGGATCCGGCCGAGACGTCGTTCATTCCCGATCTCTTCTGAGGAGACGCGCATGTCCACGCCCATCGACGTCCTCACGACGATCGAGATCACCGTTGGCGACACCGGGATCACCCTCTCCGGACAACTCAACGGCGGCGGCCTCACCACGCTCGCCGGCGCGACGATCACCCTCTCGCTCCTGGGCATCGACGAGCAGCTGCGCCTCACGGGGCGCGATCGGCTCACGACCGCGTCGGCGACGCTCACCGATGGGCCGAATCGGAAAGTGAGCTACAAGCTCCAGGCGGCCGACGTCGCGACCCCTGGCCGCTTCGCCATTCGGTGGACGGTGACCCTCCCCGCGGGGGCCGGCGACGTGCATGTCCCGGGGCCGAAGGGGCAATACGTGATCCTACAGATCAACGCGTAGCTATCGCTTGCGATAGATCTCGGTCTCGCCACCGTCTGTTCTGAGAATCGAGCCGTCTTTCTGCGCGACGAACCTCTTGATCGCCGATACCGTCCCCGTACTCGCCGGCGTCGCGCTCACCACGACCGTATCAGCTGTGGGCGCCCAGGAAATGACGGCGGAGCCTCCCGCCTCGCAAAGCCTCTTCGAGGATGGCGTGGCGCCCGCGCACAGCGCTTCGCTCGAGTCGGACCAGACTCCGGAGCCCCCCGATAGCAGCACCAACGCTCGCGAAGTGATGCGGGCCGGGTAGCCCGAAACCTCGAAGTCGAACGGCAGCGCGGAACCGTTCACGGAGACGAGCATCCACGACCCGGCCCAGGCATCGTCGATCGGTGGCGGCGGCGCGGTCGAATCTCTGCCGCAGGCGACGAGGACTGCGAGGAGGGCCAGCGTCACGAAGCGCATGTTGAATCCCTGAAAGGGCGGGATACGGAAGGGAGTCATTGACGCCGAGTCAGGCGGATGTCCGCGCCGTTCCAGATCCCCGCGAGTGAATCGCCCGCGCGCCTGAACGTCAGATTCACCCAGGCGACGTTGCAGTTTCCGATCAGGGTCCGCGTGCCTTTCGCAAGGGTCGCGAATTCGGTCGCGTCGGCCAACAGCGTCGTGCCCGGGTCACTGCAGATAATCTGACTCGGCGCCACTGTTGAGGAAAAATAGAGCGTCGCGGACGGGAAGACACCGGCAAAGGAGTACTCGGGTCCCCTCGGCGATGCATAGGCGATTATCACGAGACTGTCATATTGAACGTACGGATAGGTTTGCGAATCGCGAAATGGAAGTGGCTTCCCATTTGCCAGAACCGCGACCCATGTCCCCGTCGCCCATGCCGCCGGATTCGGTGCGGTCGAATCGCTTCCGCAGGCTGCCACGAGGGCCAGTAGTAGAGCCGGCATCGCAAAGCGCATACGAGTCCTTGAAGAGTTCACACGATCGAAGATGACAGGCACGACGGGGTTGCGGTAGACACGGCGAACCTCCGGTCCGTGCCTCTGTAAAAGATTAGAGCGCTCTAATCTTTCGGTCGGCCGGATCCGGCAAAGTACTGTAGCGACCTGCGATAGATCCGTGCGAAATGCAGCAGCTCGACGATGTCGACGCGCCGCTCGCCGTTCTCGGACTTGGCCACATAGCTCGGCGATCGACCAAGCGCTGTCGCGGCATCGCGTTGCGTCATTTTCGCCAGCTTCCGCGCCTGGACTAATCGCCTCCGGAAGGCCTCGTAATCGGGCCCCCAGAGCATGCGCGAACCGCGCGGAGTCTCGGAAGACCGCGACAAATGTTGTCGTCGGGTTTGCATTTCCCGACGAGACTGCCGAATATCTCATTTGCTCCCAAGACGGAAGCGCGGTAACGACAGGACGGCCCGAGCGGGTAAGCACGATTAGAGGATCTTTAATGAGCGGTTATCCACACAATCCCCTGTGGACAAAATTCCCACTTGACGTTCGGTACGTCTTCGGGATATGCTGGGACCGCTCCCCCGCGCCGCCTTCTCACAGAGCATTGTCGCGCGGGGAACGCAGACATGAGGCGCGTGTTAGGGTGCGAACTGCAACGTTTGGGGTCGGGCGCGGCGTCTTCGTGGCGCCGTGGAATGGACGGAATGGCGAGAGAATCCTCGTCGCGGTCGACCGACAGAATCGCTTCGTCGAAAAGCGTTTGATCCCCGCCGGCGAGCCGGACATTCGAGCCTCTGACGAGCTCTGGGAGCTCCTCGAGCGACTGGATCCGGTCCCTGCCTTGAAGGTCATCTAGCTCTCCGCTTTCGCGCGGACGACCGCGTTGGCTTCGGGACATCCTCAATTTCGTGGACCGCCCTCGGCGCCGGGTGCTTTCTCCTCGGCGCCGGCTCCCAGGGTGCGTCTAGCGCCATAAGCCAACCGGCCTCCTTGCCGGTCACGAACGCCATCGCGCGAAACGCGGCGATGGATGGCTGGCTGCGTTCCGAGAGCCATTCGGTGACCAGCTGCGAGGAATACCCCTCGCCGCGCTCAGCTTCGCCGACTTCGGCGGCGAGCTCCCGATTCGTATAGCGACGACCGATTTGTGATGCGCGGTCGAGCATCGCCTGCCTGATACGCTGGCCAAACCCAAGTAGGCTCATGCGTTACAGAAATAGTGCCACGCAGCACAATTCAGGCTTGATATTCACAGATATTCTGTGTAGCATAGTGTCGTTGTTGTTGTAACATCGCGCTAACACGTACAAGGTAGGGCAAATGGGTACAGTCGGTAAGCCCGAAGTCGCTACGGAGGATTGGGTTACGCTCGCTGAAGCTGCGCGGCTGCTCAACCTCTCGCGCTTCGCGGCGCTGAATCTCGCCATCAAGGGAGACATCGACGCGGCGCACATCGCCGGGCGCACGGTCGTTTCGCGGTCCTCGATCGAGCGGCATCTCGCCCGCCCGGAGACCGCCAATGCGTGATCACGCTGTCATCGACCCGCGCGCGCCGAAAGGCACGGCCGTGAGCGCAAGCGTGCCGAACCTCGTCCGCGACGAGCGCGCGATGAAAGAGGCGTTCTCGCGCTGCCAGAGCGCCGCGTACGATCGGCAGGACGATCGGCACGTCGAGAACATCGCGCGGCGCATGAACGCCGGCCGGCTGAATCTCGGCCACCACATCATCGCGCCGCTGTACAACGCGTTCGCGCGGCGCGCCCCGCGATGGATCCTCGAGGCGCCGTTCCGCGCGGGCCTCGCGATCATCGATCGATGGTTCCGCGAGCGCGAGCACGCAGAGCAGCTCGATCTCCCGACGCTGATCCGCCGCGAGACGATCAGCCAGGCGCATGCCGATGTCGCGGAGACGGAGCTCTGTCTCGCGACCGTGGGCGACCGCAAGGCGCTCGCGGACTGCGCCGATCGGATCGATGCGCACCTGGTCGCGCTCGAGGATCTGTCGGCCGGATTGCATCTGAGGCTCGTGTCATGAGCCCGCGCTGCCGCGTCGCCCTCGTCATCGCGCTGCTCACGGCACTCGCCGTCGTCGGCAGCCTCACCTACATCGCCACGCATCGCGTTGCGATGCCGGCCGGAGTCGAGCAATGACCGCCACGCTCGCAGCGCCCGCCGATCGAAAAAGCCCCTTCCTCGATCGCGAGGACATCGTCGCAGCCGCCGACGAATACCAGCGGCTGCAGGATGAGCGTTCCCAGATCACCGAGTCGTGGGCGGCTCTGCGTGTCCGCGGCGAGCGCCCGTCAGACGATGACGTCAATCGGTGCGAGGCGATTCAGGAGCAGATGGCGCACCTGGCCGCGAAGATGGCGTGGTTCGTCGTGCACCGCGTCCAGCGGGCCCGCGGGGACGCGCGATGAACGCCTTCGTGCGCTTCCTCGGCGCGTGGAGTCTCGTCGCCCTCGGCGCCGCGCTCGTGTGGCTGATCATCGAGTTCTTGCTTGCTCGTCGCCGCGCGCAGCTGCGCGAGATCCTCGACGAAGAGATGATGTTGCGAACACTCCGGGAATATCGCCTCAGGGCCACGCCGAGCAGTGCAGCGAAAGCGGCTGCGGCCTCCGGGCAAGGGGTGGGAAAGGCTACAGCCCTAGCGCGTCATCCGGATCCGGAATACTGCGGGCGGCAGCTGCGTCAGCCGCTCGCGCTCGATCGTGGCGGGGCACCGTCGGTCCCTTCGAGGGACACGCACACATCGGTGCCGGAGAATTCGAGCGTGTCCCCGCCGCCCCCAGCCTGCCCTCCGTGCACGTCGAGTCGATCATCGCGTGCGAGCACCACAAGCACCGCATCACCCGCCTGCGTCCACCCGAGCAGTAACCCCACCGAAACGACAACAGCCCGCGCCTTTTGCAGGGGATCGCGGGCCGCGTCGAGACCTTCAACTCCCGAGAATCCTAATGGCTGACACGCGAAGTGCAACTTCACCAGTGACGAGCCCGTATTCGCGGCAGCGCGAAGCGAGCACGTACGAGGTCATCGAGAAAAACGACCCCGTACGCACGACGTCTCACGGCGTCTACGACACGCTCGACGAGGCCCGCGGATGTGTGGAATACGACGGCCTCGTATGGTGGGAGATCTGGCAGGGCGATCACATCGTGGACGAGAGCGATGGCCCGTTTCGTGTGTCACCGCCCGACGAACTCAATCTCCTGCGGGACGGCTTCGCCGACGACGACCGCGTAATCGAGGAGTCGATCGGCGAGCAGCTCAGGAACGCGCTGCAAATTCTGAACACGGCGTGGCGGCGCGTGCGCGGCCGCGCGCTCGAGGATGTCGTCGAATACGGCGCGAGTGATGTCGCCGCCATTCGCGCCAGAATCCAAAACGCGCTGGATTTGGCCGAGACGCCGATCGTCGTCCCGGCGGAGCCGCTCGCGCGGTTCCTCGACGATCTCGCCAGCCAGAGGACTCTCTAATGACACCCCCAACGACCAATCCCTGCGGCGATTTCTCGATCGCCGATTTGGAAACGCTCATGCTCTCCGGTGGATCGCACGGCGGCGAATTCACCGGCCAGTGTTGCATCATCGAGATGAGCAACCGCCTGGCGACCTGCCGCGTCGACCTCCGCGATCGCTTCGGCGCCGCGAAATACTTCAACGACGACCATCCGTCGATCGACCGCGGCATTCGCGCGTTCATGATCCAGCTCAATGACGGCTGGCTGCATTCGGACGGGTCGCTCCGTCCGTTCGCGCCTGAGAATGCGCAGCAGATCCTTCGGAGCTACGCCGAGCGCGTTCTCGGGACCGCGACCGGGCGCGAGGATCGGGAGACGCGCGCGCTCATGGCCGCGAACTGGGCGCTTCGCACGGCGCTCCCGATGTGGCTCGACGCCGCGGGAATGACCGCCGAAGCGGAGCAGATGCGCGGGGTCCCGGAGTTCGTCACGCTCGCCGCCGTCCGCGCGATTTACAGTCCTCTCTCGACGATTCGCGACAAAGCGTGGGACGTGCGCGATGCCGCGTGGAACAAGTTCTACGCGGCGGCGGCGGCGGCGGCGGTGGCGGAGGCGGTGGCGGCGGCGGCGGTGGCGGCGGCGGTGGAGGCGGCGGCGGTGGCGGTGGCGGCGGCGGCGGTGGCGGCGGCGGTGGAGGCGGCGGCGGTGGCGGCGGCGGCGGAGGCGGCGGCGGGGGCGGGGGCGGCGGCGGCGGTGGCGGCGGCGGTGGCGGCGGCGGCGGCGGTGGCGGCGGTGGCGGCGGTGGAGGCGGCGGCGGCGGCGGAGGTGAGAGCGGGGCTGGCGCCTATAGTCTCGGGGATTAAGGGCGGGGCGCGGAAACACAGCCACACGATGCTGGGCG